GTGCTCCTCGTCGGTTAAGATGGGATTGCCGCAAGCGATCTCACCAAGCACGGGGATGCGGCGGCGCTCGATGGGGAAGATATCGGGATAATTGGGAATGGCAGAGGACGTGCGCTCCATGGGCACGTCGTAGCCCTCCAGCCACAAGTCGGAAACGTCCAAAGCGCGCGCCAGCTTATGCATGGCGTCGGCCTTGGGGACGTAGATACCGTTGGTATATTGGCTGATCCTTGCCTTGGAAAGGCCGGTGATGCGTGCAAGCTCGACGGCGCGCATGCCGCGCGCGTCCATGGCGGTGCGAAGTCGGTCGGTAAAGGGATTGATAAGCTCCATATGAGAGACTCCTTTTCATGTTGTACTTTCATTATAAATGAGAGTTTAGCAAATGTCAAGTGATTTTGAGAAAATAGTTAAGGAAAATTTATTTATTGGGGGTTGACTTTTGTAATTACGTGTGATATACTCATGACAGTTAAGCAAAGTAAACCACTCGGATAACCGATGACTTGGCGTCGGTTTTTATTTTGAAGCAAGAAGTTAAGCAACCTATACGTGCAAAGGAGGAGATTTTATGCCGATTGCGGGGACTTGCCCCTATTTTCAAAGAGAGAAGGGTGACGGTTACACCTATTGCGAATGCGCACGCTTCCGTTTTCCGGACAAGCAGGCACGCAGAGATATCGTTTACAAATACTGCGCGCACCCGGATGGATACGAGAAGTGCGTGATCAAGCAGACCATGGATCAGTTTTATGAAAGGAAATACAGTTGTGCAGAACCAAAAAGAACAAAAATTGCAGGATGAAGGCAAGCTGGCCTATATGATTGCGTGGAGAGACCGCCGGATCAAGGCTCTTGAGGAGCTGGTAGCTGCAGAGGAGCAAGCAGGCAAGATCTATGCCGCCTATATTGCTTACCTGTTGGAAAGATGCGGTGAGCGCGTGGACAAGGAACGTGTACTGACCGTTTCCAAGCAGGAGATCCGACGCGTATGCGGCACGTATGCCGTGGAGGCCGAGGATGCGGGCGAGGATTTCCGCATTATTCTCAAATGTCGGGGAGAGGAACATGACGCGCAGAGTAGCCAAGTGGCTGACGCCTGAGAGTCTGACGCTGATCCGAGGCATGGCTTGCATGGGCAAAAGTCAAGAGCAGATCGCAGCCTGCATAGGCATTTCGCCGTCCGCCTTGCGAAATTGGCAAAAGCAGTATCCCGAGATTGCGTCAGCCCTGGCTTTTGGCAAGGAGAATGCGGACTATGCGGTCATGGAGGCTTTACACCGCAAAGCAGTGGGATACACCACGCCGCTCAAAAAGACCTACAAGCTCAAGCACACCGAATTTGATCCCGAATCGGGCAAGAAGGTGCTGGAATACGAGGAGCTGCAGACCGGGATTGACGAGACGCACGTGCCTGCAGATACGCGTGCAGAGATCTTCTGGCTGCAAAACCGATGCCCTGAGGACTGGGTAGAGGACAAGACCGATGCTTTGCTGGAAGGTGGCGGCGTGATCGAGCTGCCGCCCGTGATGCAGGCGGACCAGCCACCCGAGAGTGATGAGTGAGCGCGTAGTATGGACGCCACAACCGCGCCAGGCTGCATTTATGGCAAGATTTGAGGATGAGGCCTTGTACGGCGGTGCGGCAGGCGGAGGAAAATCCGATTGCGCCCTGGCAGAATCCTTGCGGCAGGTACATATCCCATATTACAGAGGCCTGATCCTTCGTAAGACCTACCCCCAGCTCTCGGAGCTGACCGATCGGTCCTCCGAGCTGTTCCGCGCAGCCTATCCGAGCGCACGCTACAACGATTCCAAGCACGTTTGGGTATTTCCGTCGGGTGCAAAGATCTACTTTGGATCGCTGCAACATACCGACGACAGACTCAACTACCAGGGAAAGCGGTATGACTTTATCGACTTTGACGAGCTGACGCAGTTTACCTGGGATGAATATTCCTATCTGTTCTCTCGCAACCGTCCCAATGGACCCGGTACGCGCTGCTATATGCGTGCACAGGCAAATCCGGGCGGCATCGGGCATGGCTGGGTCAAGGCGCGGTTTATCACGCCCGCCAAGCCCATGACCACCATTTGGGAAAAGCACAGCATCCGCTTGCCGAGCGGAGAGGAGCAGGTGCGGTGGCGGTCGCGCATTTTCGTGCCGTCCACCGTGTTTGATAACAAGATCCTGCTTGCCAACGATCCCGGATACTTGACGCGCCTTGCCGCTTTGCCCGAAAAGGAGCGGCGCGCGCTGTTGTACGGCGACTGGGATTGCTTTGCGGGGCAGGTGTTTACCGAGTGGCGCAACGATCCCGAACATTATGCGGATCACGTGGGCACGCACGTCATAGAGCCGTTCGCGATCCCCGCGTCGTGGAAGGTGTTTCGCGGCTTTGACTGGGGGTATACCAGACCCTTTTCGGTGGGATGGTACGCATTTGACGGGGATGGGCGCATGTACCGTATCCGCGAGCTGTACGGATGCAGCGGCACACCCAATGAAGGGGTGCGCTGGAGTGCTTCACAGCTGGCGCGGCGCATTCGTGAGATCGAGGCGGACGACCCAAATCTGCGCGGCAGATACATTGTCGGCGTGGCAGACCCCGCTATCAGACAAAAGAACGGCGGCGAGAGCATTGCGGAGCTGATGGAACGCGAGGGCGTTTATTGGGATAAGGCGGACAACTCCCGCATTGCGGGCAAGGCACAGATGCATGCGCGGCTTGCTTTTGACGAGAAAGGCATTCCCATGTTTTACGTGTTTTCCACCTGCACGCACTTTATCCGTACATTTCCCGAGCTGGTATACGATTCGGCCGACGTGGAGGATATCAATACCGACGGTGAGGATCACATCTACGACGAATGCCGTTACGTGGCCATGGCGCACCCGATCGTTAAGGCAAGCAAAGCAAAAAACGTGGTGCCGTACGTGTACGACCCACTCAAATAAACATAAGGAGAAAATATGACCATAAAAGACATTTTCAAAAAGAAGGAGCAAGAGCGTCCCGCCATTGGAACACAGGAGATCGCCAAGGCTGCAAGGATCTTGCGCGACTGGCGTGCCGCCAAGCGTCCCTTGGATTCGAGAATTCAGAGTGACGAGATGTACTGGCAGGGCAGATACGGTAGCGGGGCCCCCGCCGCAGTGCGCGATCTCGGCTGCTCAGCCTGGATGTTCAACAGCATTGCCAACCGACACGCGGATATGATGGACAATATGCCCACCTGCATCTGCTTGCCCAGAGAGCCGGGCGACGAGGGCGAGGCAAATGCACTCTCGCAGATCGTTCCGGTCATTCTGGACCGCTGCGACTTTGACGCGGTGTACTCGGATAACATGTGGTACAAGCTCAAGCACGGCGTCAGCGCATACGGCGTTTTCTGGAACAACGCCTTGGAAAACGGCTTTGGCGATATTGACGTGTGCCGCATTGATATTCAGAATCTGTTTTGGGAGCCCGGTATCAGAAGCATTCAGGACAGCAAGCATTTGTTTTTGCTTGCAGAAATGGATACCGAGCAGCTGGAGCAGACCTATCCCGCATTCCTTGAACGCAACATGCGCGCCGGTGACCCGGAAGGCATTTTCTTTGGCAGCGAGGACGGCAAAACGCTGGTCGTGGACTGGTATTACAAAAAGCGCGTTGGCAGCAAGGACGTGCTGCATTATTGCAAGTTTGCGGACGGCGTTGTGCTGTACGCATCCGAAAATGATCCTGTTTATCGGGAAAGAGGCTGGTACGATCACGGCACGTATCCCGTGGTGCTGGACGTGATGTATCCCGAGGAGGGCACGTGCTACGGCTTTGGTATGATTGCCGTGGCAAAGCAGCCGCAGATCTACATTGACCGCCTGGATGCCAACTTTATGGAATATGCCGACTGGGCAAGCAAGGTGCGCTTTTGGGCCAAAAAGAGTCTGGGTGTCAACCAAGAGGACTTTATGGATCTTGATCAGCGCATCGTGGAGGTTGAAGGCGACATTGAAGAGGAAAAGCTGCAGCAGATCCGTATCGGTACGTTTGACCAAGGCCTTCTGACGCTCAAAAAGCTCAAGATCGATGAACTCAAGGAGACCACAGGCAACCGTGACGTCTCGCAGGGCTCGCTTTCGGGCGGTATTACCGCAGCCACGGCCATCAAGGCACTGCAGGAGGCGGGCAACAAGAACGCCCGCGATGTCATTGCTGCATCCAACCGTGCGTATATCGGCATCGTGCAGCTGATCATCGAGCTGATCCGACAGTTTTATGATCGTGAGCGCACCTTCCGCATCACGCATGAAAACGGTCACGAGTACCTCAAGTATGCCAACCGCGGAATACTGGAGAGTACGGTGTACAGCCAAGATGGGGCGGAGTATATGAAAAAGCCTGTTTTTGATATCAAGGTCAAGGCGCGTGTGGCAAATCCGCTCTCGCAGGAGGCAGCCAACGAGTTTGCCATGTCGCTTTACGAAAAGGGAGCATTTCGTCCCGAGCAGCGGGAGCAGACGCTGATCATGTTGGAGATGATGGACTTTGACGGAATCGGCAAGATCAAGCAGCTGATCAGAGATGGCGGAGGTGCAGCATGATCGAGGCAAACGCTTACCAATGCAATGAAGGGTATTGTCTGGAGGTGATCGGCCATGCAAATTATGCCACGGGCGACGATATCGTATGCGCCGCTGTGTCTGCGCTGGTAGAGTCGCTGGCAGCTTATCTTGAGGAATACGACACCGAATGCTGTGCCGAGGCTGACCTTGCGGATGGGTATGCACTGATCAGTCTGTCCGAGCGTAACGCGGCTTTTGATATGGCTGCATGCGGCCTTGCTGCCATCGCGGACAAATACCCCCAACACGTGATTATGAGGAATTCTTATATATAAGACGCATGCGGCTGCAACAGAGCTGCAAGAAAGGACAAGTATGATGAAAACGGTCGAACAAAACGTAAATTCCATGGCCGACGACGGGATCGTGGTACCAAAGGAGAGTGGTCAAGCGGGCGAAGAAATTCAAAATGGCTCTGACGCCGAGGGCCGCACGGATACGCGCAGGGAATGGGAGG